TGTGAGTGCGGGTATACCGCTGATAGGGATTTGAACGCCGCTCGGAACATTGAGCGGGAAGCATTACGTTTGATCAACAGAGGCCGGAGTGGGTTCACGGACTCTCTAAACGGACGTGGACAGGACGTAAGACCCTTCGGGGCAGTCCTGGATGAAGCGTCAAAATTGGCTGAAGAAAGGCAGCCTTCCATTCCTGCCGTGGTTTAGGCAGGTTTGGTAAACCAGCGAAGACCACTCGGTAACGATATTAATGGCTCCCTCAATAACGTGATAGTTCGTCAAAACGTAGGTCTGACAGCCATCTCCACGGTCTTCGCTATAGAGAATTGTCCCAGAGCCGCCAGCGTTCTTGACCGTCACGCGGACGACTGGATAGAGCATTTGGACATGCTTCTTCTCGATATCGGGCGGAACATCAGCCGCTCGCAGAGACGAAACAGCCAAAACCGACAGAACCATTAGACCCGACACAATTGCACGATACTTCATTTCTCCTTCTCCTTTCGTTATAGGACGGACGATTAAACCCTGCCCGCCCCGCAGGATTGTGTTCTGCGGTGCTCCGCGGGGCGGGCAGGTAGGAGGTTCGTTAAATCAATTTAACAGATTTTTTCAAAACGGACAAGCCAAAATTTGATTCCGGAATCAAATTTTATAAGCCTACCCCCTACAAGTGGGGTTTTTTGGCCTGGCTAACTCAGTCCGAACAGCTCACGGCCATAATTCGCTGCCGATCGTGCCTTTTGTTCTAGTTTGACTCTTTCGAGTCCGTCTTTTAGCATCTGGAGCAGCGCTTCCGCGTTCTGCAGCGAAAGTACGACATGTACCGCGGGCTCCGTCTTGCCTACATCTTCGAGCTTGGCATTTTCGGGGATGCACAAAATCGATAGTTTAAACGTTCCTGGAGTCGGTACCACAAAAACGCCTACTACCTTCGAAGGCAAGACAATGTGTTTTGACAACTCATCATAACTTGGCTGCTCTGGCTGTTGATCGAAATCATCGTGGACTTGATCGTCATCAAACATCATTTCACTCCTTTCTTCAAAGACAAAAACGGGTCCAAAACCAACTTTATCGCCGTATGCGGATCTTTAGCCTCTACTGAGCTTATGTAGTCCCATCCCGATCGCTGCAACCGGGAATCAAGGACGACCAAATTAATGTAACTTACTAGCATATTCACCACGATAATCGCCACAAATAGAGGGAGTCCACAGCCCCACAGTCCAATTAGCAAGAGGAATGTCGCTAAGGCTTCAAGATAAGCTCGTTGGAGTACGAGCCATATCGGGCCTAACAAAAGCGCCCGAAAGTCGATCCGACGTATCGGAACGGCTTTGTAGCGCCCCTCCCTACGATAAACGCGATACACGGCCATTACCAACTCCTAACAAACAAAGGTCCTCCCTTGCCTTAATCGCCATATTTCGGCAATTTTGAAGTATCTCATCATCGGCAATGCCAAAGCGAATCGTATATGAAGATAGTAGCGACAGCAACTTCTTTCGAGCGTATCGCTCGCTTAGGGACATGCGATGATCGGTATTGAGGCTACGCCGCAACGTATCGATACTTCGCTTGTCCGATACAATCTGAATGGCCGAGAAAGGTTTAACAAATCGGAGAATTCGTGCAAGAATATTGAGATACATGTGAAGAACCGATACGCGAAGCATGCAACCACTCATGGCATGCATGATGCTATTTCGGTTTACGATAAATGCCGCCCAGCCCTTTATTGATCTGGACTGGCGACTATAGATATAGATGTAGATCTTATAAAGCTTGTGCTCGTCCCTTTCCTCGCAAAGATCGGAACGTATCTGCATCGCAAGGCTGCTAGCCCGCTCGTCTGTTAATGAAGTAAAGAATTCGATGACCGCCTGAATAAGATTTGTAAACTCATCCGGACGTTCGAGAATAAACGGTGTTTGAAGCGAATCATCAATACAGTCAAGAATAGCCTGTTTGCGGCATTCGATCTCTTCGGGCGTCGGTACATCGTACTTCCGAAGAGTAATAAGATCATCCGGAGTGACTTCGCCGTATTCGCTCCTAACGGTCCGCCTCAATACGGCATATGGGCCCGAAATATCGAGAATGGTCGATGTTCTGATGTATTTTCTGACAATTGACCTGCCAATCCCAAATAGTCGTGCTAGCTCCGCTATTTTTGTCCGACCATTTTGTTTTATGTATTCTTCGAGATAAAAAAGCAGCTCACTCACGGAAAGTCCCCTTTCGACCGCGGGTTCGCTATCGCTTTTAACCACCTTGCCCGTAATCGGCAACCTCGACGAAGCCACTTTTCGGTAGGTGCAATAATATCACGATATTTAACATGCATTAAGCATCGGAAGTACTCCATAAGAATTACATCGTTACGATGGATGCCGGGAGCATGGTTGACGCGACTCAAAACCGGCTCATCTTCGCAGGTCAGTTCGTACGGAGGCCTCGCGCATCCGCGGCCATCGGACTTTTCCCAAATATGCCGCAATGCGGCCAGACATCGTACAACGCGATCATAGGACGGTCGCACGAATTCCGGAACATCGGCACGACGCAGTACGGGTTTGAACCAATCCTTACTGCCGAGAAACCGTATCTCGTCCACACGTCCGTCTGCTAGAAAATCGCCGCCACGGTGATCGATCCGCAACAACCAGCTTCGATATGTTGGCGCAAACCATTCCTCACATAGTGCATCGCTCAACAATGTCGCATACGTCGCATAGGGGAGGACGATAACTCGATCAAATACAGCGCCGATGGGTTCGCCGTAGGATGAAATCGATTGCTCGACGGGATCAAAAAACCCATATTCAAACAGATTAGCGATTACGCGATCAAATGTGATCTGATCGCGATATTTGAGCACGCCTTCTAGCTTAACGATCACGGCGAGACTCCTGCGCTCCGTCGACTGAGGAACCGTTCGCGCAGCTTTCGTGCATACGCCTGGCCGCCTCGACGAAGCCATTTTTCTGTGGGCGCAATAATATCACGATATCTAACATGCATCACGCACCGAAAATACTCCGTACGAATTGTATCATAAATAGGAGTATCATTATACCTGGTCGCGTACATGACCCCGTCATCCAGATAGGCTAATTCATCTTGTTGCTGAATATGCTCCTCGCTACTCCATCTCACACGAGATACGAACGAAAGTCGTATGAGCAAATCGTACGACGGTCGAACGAGCTCCGGAATCTCGGCACGACATAATATGGGTTTGTACCAATCTGTGTCTATACTAAACCGGATTTGAGTGGTCTGTTTGTCGGTTATGAACTCGCCGACACGGTCGCCAGCTGCTAACAGCCAACCTGTTGAATCGAACAAATGCTGCTCATAAAGTAACGTCGAATATATAGACGGCGGATATGTTGCATAAGGGAACACGATGACCTTGTCAAATACGGAACCAACCGGTTCGCCGTAAGCTAAAATCGATTGGCTTACGTGGTCAAAGTAGCCGTCTTTCAACAGCTTAGCGATCACAACATCAAATGTCAGCTGACTCCGATACCTTAGCACGCCCTCCAGTTTAATGTGATTCCACATACGTGACTCCTTTACGTACTACGTAGCACATATTCGCTCTCGCTTCCGGGCTACAGTCTGACTACCGCGTCGGAGTAGTTTCTCGGTCGGCTGGATGATATCGCGAAATTTTAAATGGATTTCGCATCGAAGATGCTCCGTCATGGCAGCGTTGAAAAGACAATCAATACGCCCTTTGTGTTTTATGTTGTACATGTAAATCGGCCATTTACCCAATTCCTCAGGACGCGATATTTCGAGAATCTTGAGAATCAGCTCGTAAAGCTCGACGAACAGATCGTACGACGGCCGAACAAGTTCGGGCAGACTCCTGCGCTTTAGCGGATCTTTAAAGGGTTCGTAACGATCGAAGTGAATCCGAGTTCCCTTCCGCTTGCCATCGACGAAGAATTCGCCGTAGTCATCTCCGCACGCAAAGAGCCATCCCGTCGTATTCGGCAAGAGCTCGCGGACAAGAAGTCTGTGCAAGAGCCGCGGGTAAATGTCATACGGCAGTACAACCGTTTTATCGAGTATTACACCCGTAGGTTTGCCATAAGCGAGAATGTATCGACCCGATGCGTCAAGACAACCATGCACAAGCAGCCGAGCCCGCGCATAGTCGAAAGATAAAAGATTCGGATATTTAACAACTCCTTCTAGCGTAGAACAGGGAAGCATTACTCCTGCTCCAGACAGAGCCAAAAAGTTACTCTCTTACCTTGGTGACGTCCAATAGGCAACTATAGGCGATTAGAACGGCATCAGCCGTAAGATCTGTAATACCTTCGATGCCCGGAAATAGGTTCTGCGCCTTTTGCTTGGCTAGCTTCTTGTTTCCCCTAGAAGAAAAGCGTATTTTACGTTGCCATGTAACAGGACTAATTCCGTCGAATGGAATCTTAAGTGCGGTTAGAACACCTCGAAGAAATCCATAGTTCCGCCCAAACTTGAACGTCGAAGATACACCCTGTTTGGGCATTGCATGGACGTCTTCAATGTAGCACATGATAGGAGAATATTTGTCTTTAATATCTAAAAGAAGTTCGCATATATCCTTCTCGGTTTGGGGCATTCCAAAGATTACGCCTGTTCGTG